CAGCAGCAGCGAGAACTTGATTTCCTTGCCTTGCGTCATCGCGTCATTTCGGGCCTGTGGCCTGTTGATCCGCCCAATAGGTCAGCACGCTGGACTCCATTTCGCACACCGCCGCGAACGCGAACGACCGCTTGCGCCGCGGCGGCACCAGCCGGTCTATGACGGCCAGCACTGCCGCGTAATCCAACCCGGTGCGAACGCCGGTCATCCCTGCTGCCCGCCACTGCGTCTGCACCGTCAACCAGACCTGCCAGATGGGCAGGTTCTCGGGCCAGAGGTAGCACGGCCTGGGCGGCGGGCCGACGGCGGCGTCGAGGTCGTCGGCGTAGGCTCCGAACTGGGCCAGCATCTGGGCGAGCCGGGCTTTCTCGTCGTCCACCGCTTGCGCGGTGGTGTCCTGGTGGCGCACGAACTTGCCCTGCGCCATCAGCAAGGCGGCCCGGCTCAGTTTTTTGCGCGGGCGTCCTTGCCGTCGGACACGTAGCGGGCCAGCACGTACTGATCCAGGATCTGCTGTGCGACACCGGGTAGCTCCAGCATGGCGGCCAGCGCCTCGCGGCTGTACTCGGCTGGTTTTCCGTCGGGGCCTGCGACCAGTGCCTGACCGCTCCAGTCGGTGCAATGGTCGAGCAGGAAATCCCGCGCCGAGAAGGGTTTCGCGCCCTCGGGCTGCTCGACCAGCTTGTCCAGCTCGGACTGGGACAGGCGCTTGATGGTCAGGTCGAAGCCGAAGCGGAGCGGGTTTTTGGAGCCGCTGTCGAGCAGGATGCAGACGGCGAACGTCAGCACGTTGGCGATGAGAAGCTGAAAGGCCATGGTAGGTACGATGTGATGGAGAGGGGATGAGGACGACGGCGCAGAGTGAGTGGGACCAGCAGGCTCAGAGCTGCACGATGCGCCACTCGTCATTGCCCGAGACCGGCAGGAGACGGCCATCGAAACCGATCAGGCGCGTCCCGTCCTGGTCGCTCAACTTCATGGAGGTGCGCTGCATGGCGGGCGCGAACAGGACCAGCTTGTTCCCGGCCGCCGAACCGATGGTGAAGCCGATGCCGGTCGTGACGTTGGCGGCGATGTCCGCCGCGGCGGCGACTTGCTGCGCTGCGTCCAGCTCCAGCTCGAACGAGATCGTCGAGTTGCGGTCGTTGATCTCGCAGCCCGAGCGGCGCAGCGTCGAGAAAATCGAGTACTTGGAGCCGATGTCCAGCTCCAGGCCCGTCGAGCCGAACACCGTGCCACCGGACAGCACGCCCGCAGCGTAGGTGCAGCCCAGCGTGATGTCCGTGACGTTGCTGGCGGTCATGACCAAGGGCGGCTTCCACATCGTGAGCGTCGCCGCCGGAATCGCAGCAGCAGTCATGGGCCGGTAGGCGCCCAGGAACTCGAACAGGAGCTTCGGCGTTTCGTGCTTCTTCGCCGAAATCTTGACGCTGCCACGCGCACCGACCAGCTTGCCCAGCACGCCCGAGTCGTTGAAGTAGATCGTGAGCGAGGCCGGGTCCGGATTGCCCGTCAGCGGCACATGCTCGATGCGGGTAGGAGTCGCCAGCGGCGTCTGTGCGGATCCGCAGGCACGGAGCAACGGGCTCCAGGCTGCTGCAGTGCCCGCCACACCGCTCAGGGACAGCTCGACCGAAAACGTGACCTTGGCGTTGATCTCAGCGACCAGCGCCTGCGAACCGCCGAACCACGGCATCAGCAGATCACGCTCGGCCCACTTGATGTCGAGCGGCGTGATGTCCGGCTTGCCCGTGAGCAGCATGGCATCCGTGGCGGCGGCTGGTGCAGCCTCGGTGCCCGGGGTCGTCTCGACCTTGCACATGATGAGGCACTGGCGGGTGCTGCGTGGCATAGCGGTTTTTTCCTTGGGATGGGGTCAGTGGGGCTGGGCCGGCCGCGATGGCCGACCCAGCGGTCAGGCTCAGCCGGCGATGGCGGCGTTGTAGGCGGCCTGCGCGTTGTCCACGGTCTGCTGCGCAGCCGCGGCGATGGTCTCCAGCGTGCCGACGTGCGCACGCTGCTGCTCGGCCTGCGCGGTGACGCTCGCGGCGTGGGTGGCGGCAGCGTCGTACTCGGCCTGCGCGGTGGCTATGACCTGGGCATCACCACCAGCCTGCGCGTCCGTCAGCGCCTGCTGGGCAGCATCACGGGCGGCGACAGCCTGTGCGGCGGATGCCTCGGTCTGGTCGGCCAGCGCGTCGGCGGTGGTCACGTCAGCATTGGCAGACTGCAGCCCCTGCTGTGCCGCCTGCAGCGCGATCAGCTCGGCTGCACCGGGGGCCGGCGCGGGAGCCGGTTCCGGGGCCGGGGCCGGCGTCGGCGACGGCACCGGCTCCGGGTTCGGCGGCGGCGGCACGGCGCCGATGTGCCCGTCGGCGTTCAGGTCGAGCGGCGACAGCGGCACGGTCGTGCGGCCCGTGAAGCTGGCGGTCAGGTCGAACAGGATGTTCACGCGCTCGACGACCTGCGGGTGCGAGAACAGCACCATGCCCGGCTCGGCCTGGCTGTACACCGGCACGATGTCGCAGGTCAGCGACTGGGCGACGGACTGGCCGGCGAAGTCGGCGCAGCTGTAGGTGTAGCGGCGGCGCTCGAAAATGCCTTCGACCGGATCCGCCGCGGCGACGACCTCGACCGCACGCGCGAAGATGCAGACCTGGCCGGCGGCCAGCGTGGCGCGCATCGTGACCGGGTAGTAGTCGGCGTCACGCGAGACGGCGGCGGTGCTGACGATGATCGGCTTGGACAGCAGCGAACCCAGGACGCTGATGACGCTGTAGTTGCCACCGTTCCACGGCATGACAGCGCCTTCGAGCAGGGCGAGCTGCTCGGGGCGGTTCAGCCAGTCGCGGAACTGGGTTTCGAGGCTGATCGTGTCCAGCTTGCTCGACTTGAGCAGATCGACATCGGCCTGCAGCGTGGTCACGTCGGTCTCGACCTCGCCGATGCGGCCGGACAGGATGCTGTCGGCGGTCTGGCGGGCGGCGGTCTCGGTGGCCAGCTTGCTGTTCAGGCGGGTGAGGACAGCGTCGGCGGCCTGGCGCAGGACGGCGGCGTAGACATCGGCGTCGATGTCGAGTGCGTAGGATTCGATGGCGGTTTGCTGCATGGTGGATCAGGAGGGATAGGCGAGCGCGACGGCTCAGGTGGACCGGGCAATGCGGTGGACTACCCGGAGGGAAAACGACTCGATGCCGACGGGCACGGTGCCGGGCTGCACGTCGCGGGCGATGGCGCCCTCGCAGCGGTCGGTGAGGCCGACGCCTGGCTGGTCTGACTGGTACGCATAGACGCCCAGCGCGACGAGAGCGGCGCCGAGGGACGTTGCGCGATCGAGGGCGAGCAGCTCGCGGACCAGGGTGCCCAGCTCGTCGGCGGCATGGGCGGCCGAGCGGTGGACACCGCTGATCGGGCGGGCCTCGCAGCAGAGGTAAGCGGTGGTCACCCAGTCGTCGCCGCTGAACACGGTGCCGGCTGGCAGTGATGGGCCGACATCGACGCTCACGCAGCGATCGACGGTGGAGGGGGTCGAGCCGGGGCGCCCGTAGCGCACGGTGCCGCAGCGGGGATCGGCCTGGAGCGCGTCGGCGATCACGTCGGCGAGCTGCAGGTAGATGCTGCTGCTCATGCGGCCTCCAGGATGAGGAGGACGCGGCCGCCCTCGGCGGGGTGTGCCTCGGCGATGGTGTAGGCGCCGAGGCCCTCGCCGGATGTGATGACGACGGACATGCCGGAGGCGCGCTCACCGAGGGTGAGCGGCTGGTCGTCGGAGTCGGTCAGGATCTGGTCGTCGGAGTCGGTGAGGTACAGGGGGGACGATCCCTCGTGCCATGCGCTGCCCTCAGGGGCTGGCGGCTGGCGGGGGAATCCGGCCTGCAGGGTGTCGGCGTCGATGGAGAGTGTCGAGCGGGTGGAGCCGGTGACGTGGCCCCACTCGCCCTGCACCGGGGTCCACTCGGCGCGGTAGATGCCGCGCATCGGGGCGCCGCCGATGGTGCCGGCGGCGTTGGCCAGGTGTCGATCGAGCGCACGGCTCAAGACCGGCCGCAGCGAGCGCAGCGGCAGGTCGAGGAGGTCGGCGTCGATCGACATGGCCTGGGGCTGGTCAGCGGATCACGCCATCCAGCAGGACCGACACCGTGGTGGCGCCCGCGGCCTTGGGGGCTGCAGCAGCACCGGCCAGCGTATTGGAGGTGGCGGTGGTGGTGAAGAGCTTGGCGGTGTCGTCCCAGTACAGCTTGGTGCCGGTCGTGCAGACGTCTGCCGACGGTGCCGCGTGGAAGAAGACGCCCGTGCGCTTCATCTCGACCTGGCCGCCCAGTGGCGCGGAGCCGGACGCAATGCCGATCAGCGCGCCGATCTTGATACCGCCGCCCGAGGCGACGGCGTAGGGAGCCACCACAGTGAGGGTGTCTCCGTGCTTGTCGAAGCTGTTCATGGTGTTTTTCCTGGATGCTGCTGGTTGCGATCAGGCGCCGGTGCTCTTGACCAGCCCGCGCCAGTTGACGGCGGCGGCGGCGAAGCGGTGCTTGCACTTGAACTCGAACCCGTCGGTCTCCCAGCCGGCTTTCTGTTCGATGACCGGGCCTTCCTGCCCGTCCAGATAGCAGTACTCGATCGTGTCGATCTCGCTGCTGTCGGCGGCCATGTACCAGGCGGTGGGGGCGGCATCGAGCAGCGGCTCGACGATCAGCTCCAGCGCGTTGCGCTGTCCGTTCGCGAACTCGTTGGCGTCCTGGCGGGTGGTCGGCTGGTAGTTGGCCGAGGTCAGGATGCCGCCCTCGGTTTCGAGGTCCGACGAGACCAGCAGGAAACGCGGGCTGATGTTGAGCGGCAGGCCCGTCTCGTTGGCAGCAGCGGAACCGGTCTGCTTGCGCATCGCGGTGCGGGCGGCGCGCAGGGCGTCCAGCGTCAGCGCCGAGCCGGCGCCGGTCTTGATGTTGTTGTGCTCGGCGGCGAAGAGCAGCTTGTTGTCAGACATGACCGAGGCACCGGTCAGGCATGCGTACACCATGCGGTTTTCACGGCGGCCCGCCGCTGCACCGAAGTCACTGATGATGCGGTCGAAGGCGCGCAGATCGTCGTTGATCAGCATTTCCTCCGTCAGCGCGACGATCTTGCCGCCCTTGCTGATCCGGTACGATTTGCCGCTGTCCGTGTAGGCGCCATAGCGGTATTCGCCGGCCTGGTTGACATCGGACAGCTCGGGGCCGCTCGACAGCTCGACGATCTGGATGTCGCGCAGGTCCGGGGCGTTCGGGGCGCGGCGCGCCCACAGCTTGTAGGTGGCGCGGGTGCTGTTGTAGGACGCGGCGAGGCGACGGGCGCCCAGGCCACCGAGCACGGAGCCGAAGTCGGTGGTGTGCATGTAGCCGGGGGCACCGCGCATGCGGGCGATGTGGCCCACGCGCTCGGAGCGGGCCATGCCGCGGGTCTTGACGCCGCAGGACTCCAGCAGGTCCGTGCCCAGCTCGACGAGCGACATGCCGCGGTACTGGCGGCCGAGGTCAGTGAGCTTGGCGCGGGGGTCGATGCGGGTGGTGAGGGCCTCTTCGATGCCGCGGAGCTTGGTCTCGAACTCGTCGCGCACGGTGGTGACGTTGATGTGCCCGCCGCTGCTGCGGTCGTCGGCGGCACGGGCGCGCAGGATGCGCAGGCCCGCGGCCTCGATCGTCAGGCCCTCGCGGATCATGGCCTCGGCCTGGTCGGCGACGCCTGCATCACGGCACAGGACGGTGATCTCGGCGGAGCGGGTGCGCTCGGCGGCGATCGGGTCCGCAGTGGACGGGGTGGGGGTGTTGTCGGCGGTGTTGTCGCCGGACGGCTGGGGCATGGATTGCTCCTGGTGGTGGCGGCCGGCGTCGGCCGAGCGGGTGATGAGATTGGCGATGGAGTCAGGCAAGGCGGAGCGAGTCAGCGACATCGCATCGCGGTCGAACCCGACAGGGACGAAACTCAGCTCGTAGACCTCCCAGCGCACGGCGCGCAGGAGTGGCAGCAGTCCACCGTCGGTCCGGTCTTCGGGGGCGATGTAGAGATACTCGCTGACCCAGTAACCGAAAGAAATTGCGCGCAGGACGCCCGCACGGATGTTGGCAACGATGCCAGCGTGGTCAGGATCGACGCTCAACTTGAGCCGGGCGTATCCCGCACCGCCCTCGATCCACCCGCGGGTGGCGATACCGATGACAGCAGAGACGCCGCGCTTGACCTGGTGGGCATCGATCACCTGGACGACGCCACGATCGAATCGGCCCATGTCTACATGGGACGGGTGGAGCGACAGCTCCTCGTCGTAGTGGAACTCGTTGCCAAGCGCGTCAGTCTCGACGCGGCGACCTTGCGCGCCAGTCGTCCACAGCACATCAATCGTGCCCTCGGCCTCGCTGTAGCTGCCCGGGACGATCTCGGCGGCGCGGATCTGCATCGGCAGATCGCGGGTGATGGTGGTGTCTGGGGCGGCGGCAGAGGGCATG